TGGCAATATCAATCGCGCTGGCCCATTCCGCGCCGCTGGTCAGCATGGACCAGCGCAGGCGGTAATGATGCACGCTGCCGCTGGGCGCAGCCCATTCCAGATAGAGCGTGCTGTCAATCAAGCTGGCGATCAGGCTGGCCAGATCGCCGGGCGGCTGGGCGCTGCCCTGCACCTGCCAGCTCTTGCTGGTCCATAGCGAGGTCGCCCCTAATGCATTGACCGCCCGCGCCCGCACCTCATAGCGCTCACCGGCCACCACGCCGCTGATGGCGACCAACTCACCACTGCCCGCGCTGGTAAAGCTGCTTTCATCGGCGCGGCGATATTCCACCTCAAAGCGGCTATGCAGCGCATCAGCCAGAGGCGAGATAGTCGCCAGCAGGCGCACCACCCCGCCCACCTCATCATCACTCAGGGTGAGCAGCGGTGCTTGCGGAATGAGGTCAGGCAGCACCACATCCGGCACCGCCTCCTCTTCCACCCCGCCGCTCCAGCTATAAAGCTGCGCGTCCTCCTCCTGCAGCACCAGATCAATGCCGCCGTCAGACGCTAACGTCCATTCGGTTGGCAGAAACACTTTATCCACCCAGCCCAGCTGCGGCAGCGTGAGGCGCACCGGCTCCATCACGGCCACATCCAGCGCGGCCATGGTGCAGGGCAGTTCCACCACCAAGGCGCGCCGCCCGCGCTCCAGCTGCAATTGCGCCAGACGCTGCGCCATATAGCTGTTGTTGGTAAAGGCCAGCTCCAGGTCTTTGCCGATGCGCTCGCCGCCATCCTGCGCGCGATAGGTCGCGCTGGTCACAGGCGGAAACTCGGTGCCCAGCCAACCGCGCGCGGGGTCAACAAAGGTGCCCTGCACCACATTGGCCCGCTCGCGCCGGGGCGGCTGCGGCCGCACTTTCACCGCGCCGCGCAGCATACTGGCGTCAAGCGAGAGTTGCGGCGTGCGATACGCCGCCGGATAAAGCTTGTAGCGGCCTTGCGTATAAACCAGCGAGCCCGCGCAGCAGGACAAGAGCTGCTCCATGATATTGATGGGCTTTTGGTCAAGCGCCAGCACGCCGTTGCAGGTATAGCGCTTCTGCTCGCTGCCATCAGCCACGCGCACCAGCTCGTCACACAGATTGGCGGCGGCAATGAAGCTGTCGTCATCAATCTCTTCACTCAGGCAATTCATGCCAAAGCTGGCCAGCAGATAGTCACGGATGCACAGGGCCGGATTATCACTCCACACCGTTTGCTGGCTACGCGGGTCATAGACCTTGCGGCCCTTGGCCACCACACTCAAATTCGGCAGGCCCGCCGCCCACACGCTGTTATCCCAATAGAGCCGGGCATAAACATAGGCCACGCCGCGCAGGCGGTGCGCTACGCTCCACACCGGCACATCACGCAGCAGGAACGGATCAGCCGCCTGATCAGCCGCGCCACTGGCGTAGCGCCATTGCAGCAGATTGGGGCTATTGGTGACACCATCATTGAATTTGCCATTGATGTATTTGCTGCCCACCGGCGGCACCCGCCAGCCTTGCGCGCCAGCAGTATCGGCAAACAGCTCGTCATTGACATAGAGCGCGCTGATCTCGGTCACTTCATGCGCCGCCACCGGAATAACAAAGTGCAGCAGATGATTGCGCAGCCCAGTGGCCGAGTTGGTGGTGTAGGCAAAAGCCACAGGGCCGCTCACCCGCGCCTGCCCGTAAATCACGCGCCGCGCGGCGGTGGCACTGCGCACCATCTCCATACGTTCACTGGCGCTGACCGCCGTGCTTTTGCGCCGGCCATTACTGGTGAGCGCGTTGATCGCCATTGAGCCGGCAAAGCCAACCGCAGCACTCACCACAGTTGCAGCTACGCCGGTTAATCCCACAGCCGCCACCACGGCCGATGCGAGTACAGCAGGCATCAGATCCTCCAGCCTGCGCGCCCACTGGCGCGCGGTAAAAATATCAATCCGTGTTCACTCATGGCCGCCAGCTGCGCACCCAGACAGACCCCCAAGGCCGGGCCGTCTGGTGCTTGCAGCTCCACCAGATCCCCGCGCCCCAGCTGGGCGGGCGGCAAGCCCGGCGGGCCAAGCAGCCGCGTGGCCAGCTCACCCACATGGCGTAGCTGCCAGCGCGCCAGCAAACGGCGGGCACCGCGCGCACTGGCATAAGGCGTGAGCGCCACCTGCCCCCAGTCACGAGCCGAGACTGCCTGCAGACAGGCCAGCGCAAAATGCGCGCAATCCGACTGCCCCCAGATGAACGGGCGGTGCTGCCAATGCGCAATGACCTGATGCAGCCGCTCCGGCCAGTCCGGATGGCGGCTCATGTGCGCCCCCAATAGATGGTTTTTTCAGCCATCTGCGCGATGAACTCAAAGCCCTTGTCGCCGGGCCAGTCGGCCTGTTGCTGCTCGTTGGTGTAGCGCAGCAGGCGCGGCCGCTCCCAGTCGGACAGACGGCTTTGCACCGTGAGCGTAAGCGTGGCGGTGCTGCCCATCTCGATATCCAGCGTGTCCATGCGGCCGCGATAGATCAGCAAGGGGGTGCCGATCAGGCGGTGCTGCTCATCCAGCAGGCCTACATACAGGCGGGCATCCCGGCCTTGATAGGCATCAAGCAGCGCCAGCGAGATCATCTCTACCGGCACACCGCTGAGGGTGAGCTGCACCGCATAGCCTTGCAGCTCGGCCCCTTCCGGCACTGCCGAGAGCGCGCCCAGATGGCCCACCCCGGTATAGACCTCATCGTTATGGGTGACATCAAACGGGGCCGAGGTGGCGCGCACCGGGCCGGCGGCAAAATCAAGCCGCGCGAGCACAATGGGGCGCACCACCCCGGCTTTGCCAGCAGCAAGGGTCAGGGAGGCAATATCGCGTGCCATCAGAACCTCTCCTCGGCGGCAAAACTGAGTTTCACAATACCTTGCGCATCGCTCTGCCAGCTGATGCTGTCCTCCACCAGCGCCATGATGCAGCTGGCTGGCGTGAGAATAAGCTGCGCGTTATCGGCGGGCGCACTACGCAGCGGCGGCTCGACCTGCAAGAGCGCGCGGCCATTGCCATCGCTCGCGGCATCAGCGGTGAGCAGATGCAGGCTGCGCCCGCTGCTGGTGTCATAGGCAATATAATCTCCCGCACGCAGCAATGCGCTTTGCGCGGGCTGCCAGTTCCAGCTGGCCAGCTGGGTGCCACCCTGAGCAGTTCCCTGCACCGCGCCATCTATCCGTGCGCCGCTGCTGCGGCTGCGCGCTATGCCGGTGGTGGGCATATAGATACTGGCGGCACTGAGCTTTTCAAACTGCACCGCGCCTACCCGCAAGGTGATATCAATGGGCTGGCCAATGGTCAGGCTGAGATAGAGCGCCGGGCGCAGACGCGCCGTATCTGGCGTGGTGTCAGCAATGGTGCGGGTAAAGCTGGTGCGCCGCCAGGTGGCATCTACCGTGCCGACACTATTATACGCGTTGCTGATGAAGGTGCCGTTGCTCTGGTTCTGCTCAAAGCGCTGCTGCACAGCGACAATGTTGCTCAGGCTACCTGCGCTCAAGCGGTAAGAGAAGGAGCCCGTCCAGCTCTCCCCTTCCGCCACCGCAATCTGGCTCACGCTTTCAAAACTGAGCGAGGCATAAGCAGCCGTGGGCGTACCGTAAAAGCGCACCTCTACATAACTGATGCCCGCTTCAGTGCCGCTGCCCACCACCTCCCGTGTGAGGCCGTTGGCCGGGCCAAAGCTCCAATTAGTAGGCGCGCTACCACCGCTGCCCACCACGCCAGCCACCGCCCCCACAGCATCACCATTGCGGATCTCGTTACGGCTGCTGGTGCTGCTGGCCAACGCGGTGCCACGCGGGGTGCGGGCGTCCGGGTCATAGCCATAAAAGCGCCCGGCCCCACCGCGCAATTGCAGCAGCAGCGCCTGCCAGACGGCCGCCTGCGCGCGTTTCATCGGCGGTAAGGTATAATCTGCCCGCCAGCGCGCGCCGGGCCGCTCGATGCTTTGGCTCTGGCCACTGAGCGGCGATATGAAGGTTTGAGTATTGCTGACCAGCCCGAACTGGCTGGACGCAAAGGCCGGGCTGCCCGGCAATGACAGAATGGTCATGAGCGTCTCCCGCTGATGCGTGCATAGCGCCCGCCGCGCTCCATGGCGGCAAAGACGGCGTCAAAGGTGCGGCTTTGAATTTCACCCGCTACCGCTTGCAGGCGGGCGGCGGCCTGCGCATCGGCCCCGCGTGCATCAATATTGATACCCACACTGATGCCGCCTGCGCTGCTGCTACTGCCCATACTGCCATTTTCAATGCGGCCCGCACTGCTGGGCACAAACAATTCAGGCCCGCGCTCCCCCACCAGATAAGGCTGATGGCTGCTCACGCTGCCACCACTGGCGCGGCCAAACAGGCCGCCCAACGTAGAGCTAAGCAGATCACCGAGCGGATTGATGACCGTTTGCCGCAAGGCGGAATTGGCCAGCTCCTGCGCAATACCACGAATGGCCTGCCCCAGATTTTTGCCATGCACAGCAGCGCTGACAAAGGACGTACTCAGGCGATCGCCCCAGCTGGCCACGCTAGCCAGTGAGCGATTGGCCTGTGCATTCACCCCCTCCAGCGCTGATTGCAGCGGGCGGGCATCCGCCTCAATGCGGACAATGAGTTGTTCAAGTTCCATGCTGTTCTCCGAGTTGAGCGCGCAGCTGCGCCACCGTGCTGGCATCCAGCCCGCTGGCCTTGTCACGCAGATAGGTGGCGATGGCGGCCAGTTCGGCCGGGCTGGACTGCCAGAAATCACACGGGCGCCAGCCCAGCTCGCACACGGCAAAGCCCAGCCACGCCCCCCAGCCCAACCGCTGGCCGCTTATGCTTTTCCCGCGCTTGAATCTCCGTTGAGCGCCGCTTCCAGAAAGCGGGTCAGCACCGGGGTGAGCGCGCTCAGCCCCTGCGCCAGCACCAGCGCGCCCAGATTGTCCGGCACTTTCTCGCCCGCGCCAATCAGCCCGGCGCGAATGAGCGCCACCAGCTCGGCCAGCGTGAACTCGCCGCCCGCAAAGCGCTTGGCTAGCGTGAGCAGGCCCAGGCCGCTCTGCTCTTCAAGCGCCAGCAGCGCCGCGAAGGTGGGCAGCAGGCGGTAGCTCACCCCGCCCAGCATGATCGTCAACCCGCCGCTCATGTTACACCGCCGTCAGCGTGAGCGTGCCGGAGGATTCCAGCGTGAGCGCATAAGTCTGCTCGCCGTTATAATCGCCGCTGGCTTCAAAGCTCACACACTGGAAGCTGCCTTCCAGAATGTCGCTATTGTCAAACTCCAGCCGGTAATTATCGAGCGAGCGCGCCAGCGTGCGGTTGATAAAGTCCGTTGCCTGCGCAGTACCACTAAGCAGGCCGGACGCGCTGATGGTCACCTTGGCCACCCCCGCCCCGTCGAGCAGCGTGCGCATGCCGTTGCTGTCCTTGTGGGTGGCGTCCACCAGCTCGCCATTGACGGTGAATTTGGTGGTGCGCATAGCTGCTACCAAAGTCGCGCTGCCGCCGGTGCCGAGCTTGAGTAACAGGGTTCTGCCTTTGCTGATGGGCATGATCTTTCCTTTCAAGTTGTTGATCTAACGACAAAAACCAGCCCAATCAGGGCTTTGTTAAGCATGCATCCGTAAGATGGAACCATGCCGAGGAGTGATTTTGTGGCACAAGCAGCCCCCAGTATTAGCGGAGCCTTCAATCCGCCTGAGTTCCGCGTGGCCGATGGTCTGGCCGGGCGCCTGCTGTTTGACGCCAATCGGCTCGGCTCGCAGTTTTATCCCACCGTTGGTGAGCGCGCGATTGAGCAGCTGTTGCTGCGCTCGGTTGCGGCTGGCATGACCGGCTATCGCGCCCTGAGCAATGACGAGCGCGCGGGCCTGACCAGCTTCACCACCGCGATCAATACCGGCAAGAAGATCGGCTTTGATGCCTATCTTGATTCAGATAACACCGGCCGCAATCTGGCGGGCAAGCTGCCGCTCAGCCGTTTTGCAACGTCTGCCTTTGCGCCCAACATTGTTGAGGTCAACGAAGCCGAGAGCGATGAAGATTTGTACGACCCCTTCTTCACCTTTCTGGTGGCCGACCGCCTGAAGGCGCTGTTTACGGTTGAGCGTCTGGTGGAGAAGAAACAACCCATCATCACGCTGGTGGATGCCGAGCCCACCAGCCGCCCGTTACCGCAGTTTGAAATCAAACGCGAACAGGGCGATCATGCCCCGCTCATTCTGCTGGCAACCCCTGCCCAGCGCAAATTGCTGCATGACATTGTCATGGGCCCCAAAGCCCGCTTTGGCAAAGTCGCCACCCGCCAACTGCCCATTCAGCCGCACGGCTCAAGCGTGCGCAAGCTCATGAATTTGGGCCTGGGCGGCAAGGGCTAACCTCACCCAGACACCAACAAGCGGTAGCGGGCCAGGCCGCGTGTGCCGTTGCTGTCGGCATCAAA